TACCACCGCTAACAACATAGTTAGCAATTACAGAAGTAATGCTGGTGTCGATATCACTATCTGAAAGCAGTTGAACTCTGTTGCTGTCAGTATTCCATCCCACTGGACGAATGATATTACCTGTCAATGAACCATTCGAAACATCTTGATACAAAGTTGTGTTAGATACTGTAACCGCAGCCGCATCGATAGGATGATCGCCAACCGCATTTGGATAATATGTATCAACCCATGTGCCAATTGAAGTACCGTTGGCTAATGAGCCAACACCCAACGACCCAACACCAGAGGTACTAGCAAAATCTGTACCAACCAATTGCGCCACATACGTAGTCACATCCGTATTGGACATGATCTGCGCTGAGGGTGTTGAGTTTATTTCAATGTATTTTAATGGTTTTACTGGCATGCCGACACAACATATCTTTTTTAGGCTGTTCTAACCCACAGTTTGTATACTGTGGTCGATGTTGTATTTAGTACAGTCAAACCAGTATAGGCACCGGTGAATGATGTGTTGTATAATCCAGTGAACGCTCCACTAAAGGCACCGCTGAAAGCGCTTGTGTATGAACCGGCATATGTTCCAGTAAATGCACCAGTATATCCACCAGAGTATGCTCCGCTAAATATTCCGGTGTATGCTCCTGTGAACGATCCCGTGAATGATTGTGCGTATGCACCAGTAAATGCTGTCAGGTATACTCCTGTGAAGTTCCCCTGATAAGAACCTGAGTATGAACCTGAGTATAAACCGGTATAGATACCTGCGCCCGCTTGATATGTGCCAGTAAACGCACTACCGTAGAACCCAGTATATTGAGTTCCACTAAACGGACTCACAAACTGTTTAGCAACAGCACCAATGTAGGTACCTGTAAAAGTACCACTGGCTTGACCTTGGTAACTACCACTGTAATACGAAGAATATCCACCCGTGTACCATGCACCTGTGTATGGTGACTGGTATGATTTTAAAACCACATTGACATATGCTCCAGTGAAAAAACCAGCATATGCGCCTGCATACAACCCTGTATATGCTCCAGTGAACAGTTTCGAATATGTTCCCGCATAACCACCAACATAGAACCCACTGAACGCGCCAGTGAAAGCTCGATTGTATGCACCTGTGAACGTATTAGCATAACCACCAGCGTATGCACCCGTGAAAATACGCGAATATGTGCCTGCGTAGTTTCCTGTAAATGCGCCGTTATATAAACCAGTAAACGCACGTGTGTATGGGCTTGTAAATGACCCGATATACGTTCCGTTGTAAGCTGCGTCTTGTAAGTTGTTTACTGTATTTGTAAAATATCCACGTTGCATCCACGTACCTGTAGATGGTGCTGTTGGTTGGATTACATATTGCCCAATACCGGTGGTACGAATGTATTCACCTATAGCCTGGTACAGTTGAGTTATCTCGGTGTTAGTCATTTCAACTAAGTTACCAGAGGTATCGACTTTAAGAGGTCTGATATTACCAGCAGTTGTCCCCGTCGTGCGCTGCCACAGAGTATACTGCTCTGTTGTCAATGTGCTGTTAACATAATAAGTGTCGGTCATGTTTCCATATGACGTCCATGTTCCACCTACAGGAGCTCCACTTGATGTTGGTCCCAGATAATAAGCACCTTGGCCACCAGTGATCATGGTCTGTACAATAGAAGGCACAACCTGATCAATAATTTCTTGATCAGACATCGATTTGATTTGCCACTCATCACCGACCTGAACATATGCAACAGGGCGAGCACTCAAACTCAAAGACATTGGTCGCGCACTCTGATATAAAGTGTATGTGCTTATGGTAGAGTTTGATGCTGGGTGTGCACCGACAACATCACTACGGGTGTCGATTGTGACTCCTACATTAACATCATATAATCCTGATGTATTAACACGCAATGATGTACCATATGCAACACCAGGGTTCGATGTTACATAAGTTAGTATTAGAGGAGCGACGAGATCATTAAGTTCGCTATCAGACATCTCCCGCACACCGTTACTATATGTGGTGTTCGCGTATACCGCGCGCAGTGGTCTTGCCATTTTATGGTCCTAAGCGTGTGCCGTTTACATCGTAAATCCCGAAGTTGCCTGCGTGAGCGACGTTACCAGTTTTATATTTGATCGAAGCGTTGCTAAATGATAGCAAAGTCTGTGTTGTTGTGCTGTTCACTATACCACCAAATACGAAACCACCATTCTCTACTGTAGAATTAGATGTGTCATATGTTGAAAATGTCAAGCGACTGTTACTGGTGTTGGCCGCAACCATAACAATGGATGCATTGTGCGTTGTGTTTGATGTCTGTAAACGAATACCTGTGTTTGCAGTGCTGAATTCAACGTTACCAGTGATTGTAGCAAGAGCACTAGATGATAGAGTCGTTGCTTTCAAACCAATGCGGTTGTTGACCGCATCGATAACAACAAGATCTGTATCAAAAGCAACATTGCCGCCGATAGATGTTACATCGTTATTAAGAGAAAGGATACTATAAGTGGAGTTACCAGTTGTAGAGATCGATGTCTTTGAACCAGTATTTACACTCAGTGTTCCGTTTGTTATAACGACATGAGTCGCATTTGCAACCAACACACCTGCTGACAATGTACCGTTTGATGTTAGGTTGACGGTGGCAATTGCTTGTGTTGTCGTGATGTTTAGAAAGTCACCTGTATTGGCAGTAATCGCCCAACGACGTGTTGCTGATCCTAAAGGTGCGTTGTTTACTGTTGGAACAAGGTTGGATGATGCTGTATCACTGAGAGTAGTAACTGTGCTTACAGTTAAGTTGCCGGAGAAATTGCCATTTACACCCAACAGAGACCATCGGGATGTGGTATTTCCAAGTGAGTATGTATTGTTTAAAGGAATGAAGTCACCAGCAGCGGTACCTGAAGACACAATGTTACCTGTGACAAGAAGGTTGCCATCGACCTTCAAATCTCCAGCAACGTTAGCAGTCCCCTGTACAAAGAGTCCATTCTCCGCTTTAAACTGTGTATTGCCTGCAGCCATTACTTACCTTATTTGATGTATTGTGCAAACATCTTAACGCTCGAATTAGCGCTCGTTTGCAAGAACTTGATTGATACAGCTGTAGTATTTATAGATGCTGTGAATACACCAAGGTTTGCTGTTGCAGGTGCAGCAACAGTACCATACACTGTCATATAAACATCTGTTGTGTTTTGTGCAATTAGCAATTCTTGCACTTGGTTGCTAGCACCACTCAATGATGATACTTTTGATGTGATCTTTGCCCCTGTGTAGGATGCAATAGGAAAACTGGCAACCTCTACAGCTGTAAAGGCTCCAAGGGTATTAGCGTTTCCAATATTCGTATTAGCAACAACAGCCAGCACGACGTTATTTGCAAGCAATGTTACACCATTCAAGTCTGTATTTGAAAGGGTTGTGGTGCCGTTGGCTACAATATTATTTGCAATTAACGTTGCATTCAGCGTAGTATTGCCAGCAACCTGTAATGTTGTGGATACGTTGGCAAATCCTGTAATTGTCGTATTACCTACAGCAGCTGTGTTGTTGACAGTAAATGCACCGTTAACAACAGCGTTACCTACAGAGTTTAGCGATGATACGCTCAGACTACCATTAATATTTGCTGTAGCTACAATGTTTAGGGCGTTTACACTGATTTGAAGGTTGCTAACAGTTGCATTTGAAGATAAGACAACGTTAGTTAGCGTTGTGTTAGCTTTCAGCGTTGTTGTACCTGTTAGGGTAGACACGCCCGCAACACCAAACGCTGTCGCGTTGATATATGTGTTTGCGTTTTGGACCGAAACATTAGACGTAACGTTGGCAAGACCGCCAGCAACGTATGTTACTGCTGAACTAATCGATGTGTTTGTATTAACAATGCTGACGTTAGATGTAACGTTTGCAAGACCACCAGCAACGTATGTCACGGCCGAGCTGATCGAGGTGTTTGTATTAACAATGCTTACGTTTGAGGTAACGTTTGCAAGACCACCAGCAACATATGTGGTAGCTGCATTGATATATGTGTTGGTACTAATGATTGCTACGTTACTTGCAATGTTTACCGTTGCTCCTGTAACGATCAGATTGGATGTAACGTTCAGATTGGATGATACGTTAACAGATCCTCCGCGAAGAGCAGTACCAACAGCAACCGTATTGGCCGCGAAGATACCAATCAGCTGTGAGTTACCTGTTACAGTAGCTCCTGTTACAGATGAGTTTGCTGTCAGCGCATAATTGGTAAAGGTATCCGCCATCTGGTTGGTGATACCCACCCATGAAGCGAATGAATCTGTCGCGATTACTACGTTTGCTATACTTCTAGCCATTTGTTTTTCCGTTTACTAATTGTTGAAGCAGCTGTTTAATATCCCTCATCTCACTCTGCAAAACACTAACCTGCTCTACAGCGTGCTGTAGTTGTAGTGCGCGGTCACGCTCCATCTTAAATTGTTGATAGCCAGCTTTGTCTATATTTAGGATAGCTGTACTATGCTTATCACGGGCAAACCGCGCATCTTCGGTTTTTTGTAGGGTTGTCATGCAGAAACAGCAATTGCGCGCACATCATCCACATAAGGAATCTTTACACCATCCTCTGAAAGAAGAACAATCTTGATGGCGAATGAATCGAATGTCTGGAATTTAGACAGTGCGCGGTTGTAATATGTCAATACGTTTTGTTGTTGGATGTCTAGGTATCCACTATTCGGACGATCCACGACATTCACCAAATATCCTGGACCAATCAAACTAGAGTTGGAAACAGGATTTGCAACGGTGATCGTTGTCGTGTTAGCAGCAACAACAGTATCAGTGAAGTACGTCGTTGTTGAAGCAGGATACGACACACGAACAACATCGCCTACTTGGATCGAGGTGTTAACTGTACCAGATGTACCAGTGATGACGGTACATGCAGATGTTGTTGTGAATTGGCCGTCCACAAGAGTACTTGCTGTCATGAACGGTACATCGTATGCTAGCTCAATTCTGTCAAAAATGTTGGCTGGGTTGCTGACGATCGTTACATTGTTGTTAACAGTCAGCTCGGTCCAATCTTTGACATCAAAAGATTCCGTATCTTCCGAGTTGCGCAGCTTTGCATAAACAAGGATAGATGTGTTGGCAGGTTTATATGCTCGCACAAACACTTTCAGATCTTCTGCTTTTTGGTCTTCTGCAAGAGCAATAGTTTTTGAGATGTAACGGGCCTTTGCATTACCATTGCCTGCATACTCGTTTGTAGCATCGTTGTTAATTTCATAACGCTCTGCAAACAAGTCCAAGTTTTCTTGACGAACATATGGTGAAACGTAAGGATTGCTTGTTGTAAGGGTCAGTGTACCGTTAAAAGAGCGAACAGGCGTTGCTGCAGTTTGTTCATTAGTACTCGATGCCAGAACAGCCGCATACTCATTCAACATTCTGCGACGACCCAAATCAACACTAGCAACCGTTGAAGAAGTAAATTGGTAGTCAGCGTTAGCAAAGTTAACAGTAGTGGATACAGATGTTCCTGACGGTGCTTTGACGTTAAATCCAGGGACGATGCTGTTGATAGCATAGTCGTAAATAGAAACGATGTTTGCGGAAGCTAGCGAGTCAACACCTGTAATGGTTGTACCTGTTGTGAGGTATAAGCTACTGTTCGAATTAGCATCTTGAATTACAAGGAAGTCGGTAATACCATCAGACTGGAAGACTTTACCAACGACTGTCTTGTAATACTTACCAGATGCAGCAGTGAATGATGGTTCAACATCTACAGTCATGTAGGTTGCATTTGCAACCGAAACAACCGTACGCACGTCTGTGTTACCAGCAGTACCATCTGTCAAGATAACTTTATCGCCTTGAAGCAATGTTGAGTTAAACGCTGTTCCTGTACCAACAACAGACACACCAGTGGTAGTAATGCTGACGTTACCAGCAGCATTTGCGCGTTGTTGGTAAACCTCTTCACCGCCTCTAAACAAACTGGTGTTGGCGTTGAGTTTCAGGATCTCATAAGGACGGTTCTTAATCTTGAACGTTGATGATGTTGATGAAAACTTAGCCACTTTCAAGCGGAACGAAAGATCAGCATCACGTTCCGGAGTCAGTTCTTTGCCGTTTGTAATCTTGTAAAAGAAACCATCAACTTTACCGGACGATACTTGTGTCTGTGTAGTTGTTCCAAGTACGTTATCGCCTGACTTATTGTACCACAGTTGGAAATCCGAGTCACTACCATCAAACTTAATCAAAATACCATAGCTACGTGCTGTTGGTACAGGAATAGGTTGACGGAACGTAAATGTCGTCGCTGTTGTACCGCTCGTACTGGTAGCAATATCTGCATACTCAACGCGTGCACCAAATGTGTGATGTACTAAGTTGAGATCTGGTGTGCCGTTTTCCAAAACGGGGCACAGATAAACCGATGCACCTGGGCCACTGATACCGGATTTTGTTTTTCCGGCTACAGGCTTTCGGTAGAAATAAAGATCGACAGCCGTCAAGAAAGCCTGATCGGCTCCTTGAACAGCGTCTTTGTCCAGATAAAATGTCTGTGCTAAATCAAACCCTAGCATATTTGTTCCTGTCGTATTTGTTATTGTTTGACTTCTGCATAGTCACTTTCCGGCACAACGTATACCTGTATGCGGATATGTGATCTAAAATAAGACAACACCGTCGATTCGAAGTCGTTTGCAAGTGTGTCTATTGCTGAGGCAGCAACGATTACTTCTTTGTTGCCAGCTACACTATTCGCTTTTTGTTGTGCTTGATCAACTGCTGTTGCGTCTGATGTGAGACCTGAATCATAATAATAGTCAAACGATACCTTGCCGTCTGCGTCGGTGATTATCGGATCACCAATTTTACCGCCAACGGGCTTAATTTTCGAAGCGTCAACTTTCTGTCTTTCAAAGAAAAAGTTATGATATGTCGATGGCATTAGAGAAGATACTTCAAAACGAAATACCTGCTCACGTGCCAGAAAGAATAGACGAGGATTAATTTTCTTCGGCATTTTTTACCTTTACTTTGCCATCCAGGCTAGTGTACCAATGAATCTGGTGATGCCGAATAGTGCCTTCTTAGCAACACCGTCCTGCAAGGCAACTGCAAATAGCATGTCATTTACCCATTTAATGTTTAGTTTATCAAACACCTTGTTTACGATGTATGATCCATACTGTAGTTCGCGACCATCCGAAGTGAATCTACGCATGATCTCCATCGTTTGATCGTGATTGATACTGCCACGTAGAACTGCACCAGCCAACGCGTAACCATGTCCGACAATCGATGTGGTGCCAAAGCCGTTAACGATGTATGTACCATCCCCATCAACCCACAAGTTATACACTGGACGGTTGTCAGATGGAATCATTTCAACGTGATCGGTATATTTATCAATGCTGACGGACATACCTAGCCATGGATATCTCGTGTATGTTTCATCAGGGTTAACAGACACCAATTCACCATTAATGATCAGTGGGTGGTTAACAGTAATAAAAGGCTTAAACGATGGTGATGGGGAATACAACGAATCCCATGACGTCTTACGCAACATCTCAACATAGCGAACAGTGTTAACTGTTTTCATGTCAGATGCAAGAACGCGTTCACCAGCCTTAACGTCTTTGATTTGCTTAGATGATCCATCAGCCATAAAGATGATTGTTTCTGGTGTGAAGCAATCGCCATCGGATATAGGTGAAAGAATACCGTCAACCAAATCACCCACGCCCTCAACGAGACCCTCAAAGAATCCACAATCATCACCTGGACCACCATAGTTAGGTGGTGGAAGTGGTGGCGGATCCTCTACAACCGTGACTTCACCACGTGTCTGAATAGAGAAGGATGAAGGAGCAATTGTACCTTCGCCGTTGAATTGAATGCGGTGACCATCAACGCCTGTGACAGAGCTCTTGATACTTTGATCAATCAGCAACTCATCAGTGAAAGGCAACATCAAAGTATTACCTGTCACAACAGAGTTGGCCGTAGTAGTATCTGTCAAATCAAAGCATGCTTCGAAGTTAATCTGCTTTGTAGGTGGTTTCAAAAACCCTTTTTGCTGGTCGATTGTTGCAGCATATTCGCGGCTCGATAGATCGACTTTTGTGTAATCATCAAAGGGTTCAACAAAGAAGCCATTCTTAAAGCGGCTCGTTGTTGGTGTAATTCCGCTAGGAATAACCACATCTTTAATTGCAGATTCTACTTGACTCAAAGAGACAGCATACTCTACGTTGGTAAGTCGACGCTCGATAGCGCCTAGATCCTGCATAGTGTATCTACGAGGCTGTTCATTACGTGTACCTTTGGATGCACGTGTGTTGATCTTATAATCAGCAGTTCGCTTTGAAATTGGTCCCTTAGAGCTACCAACCCCTTTTGATACAAACTCCAACGTGGTTGAGTTAAATGCAGATGGCAGTGAAGGATATGGAGGAATAGTCAACAACGCCAACGTAACAGCATCAGCTGGGGCGCGTGGCGGAACGGGTTGCGAAAGTGTTGAAACACCGCTCAGCACTTCGAATGTGGAGTCTTGACGTACCACGACGCGGTCCATACGTGTGTTGTAGTATTCAACACCAAATGTAACAGCGGAGTCTGGTACAGGGAAGAACTGATCATCACCACTTAACGCAAATGTGTTTGCAGGGTTAACAGTTGCATCAGCCACCGTTGTGGATAGGTTAGCAGTTGCAGTACCGTATGGACGGAAATCGATAACATCACGTTGGTCATAATAAATGCCCTTATTGGTGATGGTTTCTGGAATTTCCAGTGTGTTAATTGTGGTGTTTGAAGTTGTTAACGTCTTCGTATCATCGATGTTGTATGAACCAACAGTAAAGAAACCTTCTTGGCCGTTATTTGTAAACACATCAAGTTGAGCCATGATGTACTGGTTGGTATTAACAGCAAGATTTGCACCAGTATTCAATACCAAACGAGATGTGCGGTATGCGTTTTCATCATCACCAGTATCTACGTAGAAGTATTTTGTTACATCTGTGCTTGATGTGTTAACAGCAGCGTCTGTACCCAAAAACACCTTCTTCAATCGAGCAGCGCCAGGTAGACCCAGAGCCCATGGACCTGTGTTGCTAGACACGTTATTACTTGTATGAAGCTTGACAAAAATATCACGTTTGATTGTCTTTGTGACAGGAGTCGCAGCAGTTGACTTGATGTTGTATACAGCAATAACGTTAGCGGTTCCGGCCAGCGTTTTGTTGATGTTAATGGTAGCAGTCTTGCTACTAGCAGAAACAGCAATGGTGCGGTCGCTTCGGTTTTCAATATCCAATGGATAAAGAGCGGGATAGAATATTACAGCGTTTGCTGTGAATGAAACGGACGCATTAGACGTCAGCGTCAGGTATGTGTTATTCGCAATCGAAGAAACTTGTCTAACGATGCTGGATCCGTTAGCAGCAAGCAACTTAACGTGGTCACCAACACACAAATCGCTTGCAAACGTCGTGCTTGTTCCAACAATGATATTGTTGCTTGCATTGACGGCTAGTGACCCACCAATATTCGCCGCAGCCTGTGTGTTTGCAATTGGGAATACAATAAAGTCACGTTCCTGGGTTGAGGAAAGTGTACCATCGCTATAGGGGAACGACAGACCTGACCCCAATGGACCAATGACAACTTGGCCGCCAGAAGTCAATTGCAGTGTAGCATCAGATACTGTTCTATATTGATATGAAATATCACTCAATGTAGCAACTGCTGGTTGACCGATGTTGAATATCAACTGATCGTTATTCACATCATTTAGGAATGCCAAGTTTGCTGATGTTGTAGCATCATACTCCAAGGCAATATCAGCGATACCGTCTTGAACAGTACCATCAAAAAACACGCTTCTCGCTTGACGGAAAGAGTGTCCAGCAACCATTACAACATCGAACAGATACATTCGGTATACACAACCTGCAGTGCCTGGGCTACCAGAATCAATAACTAGAGAACGAATGCGAGCAGTACCAATCTGGGTACCTGCAGGTGTGATTGAACCGTTAGTACTAACTGTAGATGATGATACATATGTTTTTGCTGTATCATAAAGACCAACAGTATCACCAGCTTTGAAGTTAAACAAGCCAGCCAGTTCTTTGACCTTAACATAGTTACCGTAGTTAACGGTAATGCTTTGGTTGCTTAGCGAAGTCTTTGATGTGGAGCGGTCAACATCGAGGTAGTTGTTGTATGATGTCTGAACACGGTAACCAGAAATGTATGCCAGGCCAGGGTCAATTACGGTCTGTACCGTCGTTGTGTTTGGCGTTGCCTTTTCCTTTGTACCAACCTGGAACGAATCGACAACAAAGTTACCTTGAGCTTCGCGCGTACGGCGCGCTAATTCATCAGCAAGGTTTGAGTATACAGAAACACGGTTTTCCTTGTACGGGAACCCTTCTTTCCATTCAGCCAATGCAAAGAAGTCCACGTTAGCCTGTGCTTCCGCAGACGTCATCAACGTAAGAACAGGAGTAAGCGTCAGACGATCAGCACCAGGAGCTGTATAATTGGTTGTGTTAGCAGCGTTATCGTACAGAGACTCATCTGTGTAGGCATCGACAATGGTTTCAACAGTCTTAAAACCAACAGCAACGCCATCTGGTACAGTTGTAAACTTATCAACCGTAATAACCTGTGGCTCTACTTTAAGGAAGTAACCTTTTTGGTAGATGATGCCTTCAGACACACCGAATGCATATCCAGTTCCGATGGCGTTTGTGCTGCTATTAGCAACAGTGATCAGAGCCTTGAAGTTACTTGGTTGCAGGTCAAGGTTGTTAACCGTAGCTGTCGAGTTTGCCGTTTTTAGCGTAACATGAGGGAGGAAGTCGTAACCGACACCACCATCAGCTAACGTAAGTGTTTGAACAATACCCTGTGTATCTGTAGAAACTAGACCAACTGCACCGCTACCAATCAGCGACGCAACGTTTGCTGTTGCACCACTAGATCCACCGACAACGTTATACCCAGTAGACATTGTCCATGCATTAGCACTTACTGAGGTGTTGGTCAAATCAGCCGTGCGTGGCTTGATTTTCAAAATCGTTGTGTTTGCAATTGCGGTTGTATTAATGGAAGCAATAACAGCTTTTGCACCAGTGGTAGACTGTGTAATAGTCTCACCGTTTGCAAACGCAATAGTATTACCAGTAATGGTGATGGCGCTCGTTACTACGACAGTATCTGCGTTAGAAAAGCCCAGACCACCGTTATTAACAGTGACGCTGAATAGGTTATTGTCTTTGCTAAAAACAGTCAACAACTGATCAGGTCTAAACGTTGTGTAGATTGCATTACCGTTAGCTGTATCGGGCTGCGAGCTATTGGTATATTGAAGATACAAAGTCTTCAAATCAGGAGATTTAGATTCCAACCCATCTTCATAGTTGACAATACGAGCGGTCAGATTCAGATCGCTCTTAACAAAATAGTCAACATATGATGATGGAAGTGAAGGAGTACCACTCGTCTCCGTATCCAAGATTTTTACGTATGTGTATGTCGGAATATATGAAAAGTTGACACCACTGATAATGGTGCCAGACTTGAATACATGATTACCAAATCGCTCGATTTGGTTTTGTAGGATACTTTGTAGTTGGTTCAACTCGCGCGTTTGCAACGCAACGCCAGGTTTAAAGAGAATCTTGTAAAATTCTTTAGCCTGATCGTAGTCGTCAAAATATGGGCTAGCGCTAAGTGTGTTTTCTAATGGCATGTTTTTCTCTTAAAACTGCAGAATAATCTTTACTGTTTCGGACTGACTGTTGGAGCGTGAAATAGCACTTCCGTTTTCAACGTAGAGCACCTCTCCAGAGCCAATGACCAAATCTGGTGGGTATGCATAAACAAGGTTTGCAGATGCACCACTCAGTTGACCGTTAATAGTGTTACCAGTATTTAGTGTGCCTCTTACATGCGTCAAATAAATGTTGGCGGATGTGTTGCTGTGGAAAATTGCATTTGCCAATTGCATATCTGTTTGATATACAGCCTCATCCGGAACAAACGCCCCCATAATAGGAGTGAACGTGAAGCGACGGCGTTGGTCGAATGTGTTGAAGTTTTTTGATTGGCCGTTAATCTCATACGACACAAGCGATGAGGTTGCACCAGATGATCCACCCTGTAAGGTATTGACTGTTGAGTTACCTGTTAGAAAGATACCGCTAACGTTGGTAAGTGTAAGGGTGTTGATATTATCAAATTCCGTAACAACACCAACAGCACCTGTTGTTGGTTGTGTAACAGTTTCACCAATACTGAATACTCCTGTCAGGGAACCAACCGTAAACTGCACATTAGCAAACAGAGGATCCTTTACAAGTCCGATGGAGCGGTAATCGTTAGTAACAGGAATTGTACCAACTTCTGAGTTTGCAAAAGTAGTGCTGATACACAGGGATGTGCTACCAAGCTCATACGCTGGATCTGATCCATGGCCATTTTTTGGCCCAAGCACAATACCTAACACAGCAGTGTTTGTAGTGCCTGATGTGTTACCGGTGACACGAGCTGTTGCATATGTGTAACCACTACCACGAGTAACAATTTCAATTTGAGAAATTGAGTTTGATGAAGCTGTATTTACAAGTGCCCGAGCAATGGCACCCGTACCATCGCCTGTAATAACAACAGCCGGTGTAATCTCATATTGCGATGTGACATCTGGCGCAACGGTGAACGCTGTATCAAGCTCAATCGTTTTGGTGTTACCAATTACTGTATAATCAACAATTCTACGGCCTTGGCCGTTACCAGTTCCGTTTTTAATGTAAATGAAACTGCCTGTATAAAAGTTGTTTGATGACGTTGCGTTGTTAGCAATGTTATACAGCAACGCATTACCGCCTACACGAATATCAGAAGATATAAACGTGTTCGACAAATACGTGTTGTAATTAGAACCTGGATACGTTGTCAAAATAACATCAACAGCACCAGACACTGCATTAGCAACAACATCATTGTTTGCAACAACAGGCATGGACGTTTGTGTTGCAAACTTATTAAACGTGGTGGAATCCACAGAGTACATATATTTCCACACGTAACCATCGGACGTGCTATAGAATTCATCTGCAGCAGATGTTTCACTCAATTTTGGTGCAACTGTTGATGGTGTGTTGCTGTTGTTATCCAAACACTTGAACACATCATATGTAGTGTCATGAACAACGACATAAAACTGCTTATCCGTTAGATCTTCGGAGCTACGGTATGCTGAATAACTTGTGTTAGTGGTCCAATCATAGCGCGGTACCATTGGCACGACATCTGTAGGCCCTACGCGCTTGCCGAACAACATTTCATCGTACGATGTGTATAATGTCTCATCAACGCTGTTTGTAATATCCGGAATAACTGTATCCCCAGACGGATATGTTTGGTGACGTCCTGCATAGACATAATACACACTATTAGCAGTTTCATTAATAGATTCAATAAACTGCTTTACGTTATGTAGACGAAAGTAATTAGATATTAGTTGCTTTGACATTTGTTTTGTTTAGTAAGTAATACTATTTATGATGCTGATTGGAGTATCTACTTCCGAAATGGATACAACACGTCCAAATGCTTTTGTACCAGCGACGTGTGTGATTTGCTTCAACACATCGATATATCTGTCAAACGGGATTTTTGTTTGAACCTCATAGCTGTATTCTTGATAATAATCGTTATCATGGATTCTTTTATCGGAATCGAGAAAGCCATCTGTGCTTGAAAAATATCCGTTACCTTGTCCCTGTTTGCCGAGATCAACGATAGCAGTCACTTCAAAAGAACTTCCTTCCTTAAGCAACGTTACAGTCTCGTTCTGAATATAACCAAACCCCGAATCAACAACTGCCATACGTGTTACGACACCGTTTGCTGTCTGCACGTTTGCAACTACGTTTGCATTCAACCCAACTGGTAAACTTGTTTTATCTTGGTCGATATTTGTAATGGTAGCTGTTGCACCAGACGAACGACCAATAACAGTACCACCCACAGTAAATGTATTTTCAAGGTTGATGCGTTTTAGTTTGAGAATGGATGTATTAGATCCATCCTTAACAATACCACGTGCAACCGTAGCATATGTTGTTACATCTACTGCGGAGATGTTTGCTGTGCCGCGTGTCGTCAACGACTTCAACTTATATGTTCCGCTTACTACAAATGTACCAAACGTGTTGGCAATTTTAATTGTACCAGCACCACCAGAGATACCAGCTTCTAGCACGTAGCCGCTTGCAGCCACGTTGGTGGTAGCGTTCGATTGATATACAAATTCATTAACAGCGACAGTGGTTGTCGACGTACCGTTTGCAGCAGTTCCGGAAAAGTTGTTTACAGTCAACTGAACGGCAGGTAGGTCATAAGTCTGTTGGATCTGTTCACCGTAAATGAATACACCGGTTTGCGGTGTAATGTCCATTAGATAATCGTGTTTATCGTAACCCAGTACACGTGGTTCAACTACCGTAACAAATGGATCAACGTTGTAGTCATTGCCAGGGTTGATAGATGTCAGAGAAGCAATAGAGCCAATTGTCGTTGCGTCAAATCTCAAGCAATCAAGTAGGATACTATCCATGTTGGAGCCTGGGTATTTGACGAAACCGAAGCCACCATATGCAAAGCCACCAGTGATCGCTTGAGCTGAGCCATATTGTAGTGACGCACCTGAGTTATTTCCGTTAAGATTAATAGTGCTGAAAACAACGTTAGCTGTATTATTGCTGTGTAGAAAATCAGGCGTCAGGAACACAGATTCAGTATCAGTTAGATAACCGATAGAAAACCCTGCATCCGTACCAATACTGATGTTTGCAATGGTGGCTGTCGTATTCGAAGTCAGGCCAACCAAATTAGCGTATGGTGTTTTGACAAAGACGCTACCAGTAATGTTATACACACCAACAAAATCAGTGTTGGTGCCGACAATCACAGCATTGGTTGTGCGATCGACGTAAGAGCTAACAACAGCAGTCGTTGTGTTGCCTTTGATGGCAAACGTAGTATCAACTGAAACAATGTTTCCAGAGTTTGGAGCAACAACAATATACCCCGCCGTGCTGTTTGTCGTAGAAGATGACACAACTACAGCGTTAGCAGACACCACTCCGTTGGCATAGTAATTTTCAATCACAGTGCCGGGAGCAAATCCAGCATTGTTTGGCGAAGCAGTTGTATAACTAATATTAGCCAGGCGCTGTACGACAGTCTCAAGTCTGCTGAAATCTGTAATTTGTGTGTTGCTATTTGTTACGTTTGTAACACTCAGCACTTTATCAGAAACAACCACTTCCGAATCAAGCGCGTATCCCCAACCACCACTCTCGAGCGGTGTGGTAAAAATAAAGTTAACTTTACCTGTTTGGTCTGATACTTCTGTAACACGAGCTTTACCTTGACGACCGTTTTCTGATTCAACTGTAAAGACATCACCAACTTTAAAGTTAGCACCACCTGTCACAACAGCTACATCAGTCATCGATCCCACAATAGTAGGAGCGTCTGTAATCAAAGTATCTGATGAAAGCGTGATCAATTCACCTGTTGTGAAATCACCTCTTACATCGCTCAGATACAACACATCGATAAATTTTGTACCAATACGTCTACGTACCAAGCTTTCAGCAAATGCTTTAGCACCCGTAACGCTACCGACGATCTCGTGACCAACAAACGTGCGCGTCTTGGTTGACATGGACAATTCGAGATACAAAGGACGCACCCATGTACCATGCGAAGACTTCAAAATATCATTCTTCGGATAATATATTGTAGCTTCTTGGTCAAACAGAGCACGGATAGTTGTACTGACGCTGTCGTTTGTGCCTTTGTTTTGATAAAGACTTAATGAGTTCTTTGTAAGCAAACGCGAGTCTGCTTCTGATGCATATGTAATACCGTTTAGGTATTTTTGCTTAAAGTGCGAGACAAAAGCATCGGAAGTTTTATCGATATCACGAATGTCAAACAAACTACGCGAAACCTGCAAAGCCTGGTTACTGCTTTCCATCCAAGCATAATACTGCTGGACAAAATCAATAAACTTTGGACCGTGTTCCTGATAAAACTCAGGAAACTGCGTCTGCACTAATGGTGTAATTAAACTTTCAATGTTTTTCATAGCTTAGCGCCAGCAACGTTAACAGTTACATCTGCAGGGTCGATCTTGATGATCATATTCTTCAAGCTGCTGATATTCTTTGAAGCTGTTTTCAACTTGAACTCAATATATGAACCAGAATAAGCAGTGATGTTTAGGCCAGATATTGCGATCTTGCCTGTTGTGTAGTTAATGGTGCCTACCTTCTTGATAATTTGAATAGAGTCAGCTTGCTGAGCAGCAACGTATACATTGCCCAGCGTATCATCTACCATGATACACGATGCGTTCTGGTATGTGAAAGTCGTGGTTGTTAGTGTGTGTCCATAATGCGCCTCACTAGCGGCTAGTTTTTTACCAGTCTCTACAGATAGTGCGTTACCAATACTGAAATTGATATCGGTTGGCTGACCCAGTTTTGGAGCTACACGTTTGATCGCTGTCAGTGTAGTATCGTTAGAAAGGATACTTGAGTCTGCACTATCGATTGCGCTACACAATGCACTGTAGAATAGTGTTGTCTTGAAGTCTTCGAGCTCTACGTTGTTGTAGTCACTAATAGATGCTTGAACAAGTGACTTAATGTCTGCTGTGGTCTTACTTGTTTTTGTGACATCGTAAAGAATATCCGACTGCACCTGGACATACAAGAAGTCTGGATTGACAAAACTGACATCGATAGTCAGCGGTGTTCTATCCTTGATGTAATCGTAGAACACATCTTTACGTGATTGAGGTGCACCATCAGCATCTGCGACGTCAACAGAAACAAACACTCGACCATATTGTGGTGGGTCTGCTTCTTCCCCGCCGTAAACGCTGATCGACTGGATCTCCGGAAACTTAGTCAGTAGCAGCGTCTCATAATCGGAAGCGGTCACTGCTCTATTTTGTGATTGGAAAGCGCGAGGAGCGTTGAAGCGAATAGACTCAACAGTTTCAGCAACGGCACCACCAGAAGCAGCGCTGATTGTAGTGACTGCTACGGATGAATGACCGTCAATAGGTCCATCTGAAACAAAACGCAATGCGCCGTTTGGCAACTCACCAGAGCATGCTCTGTATTTCACAACAACAGTAGCACCATCCTTCGGACGGCGTCCGAACACACCATCGCCAAACAAAATTTCGAACTGCTGGTTTTCTGCAGCCTGGACAAAGTATACCGGTGAAGTGCTCGTCAGGTTGATAATCTGCGATACTGGTGTAAATGTCGTAGACGTTTGGCCGTTGTCTTCATACACGGTAACATCTAAAATAGACGCATCAACAGTAGGATTGGAGACGACAAAACGTTGTCTTGTGCTTTGGTTGTTAACGACAAAAGACTCCGTCGTTACAATTCCTTCATACACATCCAGGTCCAGTGTAAACTTACTGTTCTGCATGTTGGTTGCAACCAAAGTTTCGTTAGTTGTAAACGAATAGGTATTAGATCCTACTTTAGAAGTAAAGGAAGTAAATTTTGGAACCACAACGGACGATACATCGTACGCTGGAGTGATGTCAACAGTTATTTTTGCTTTAGCAGCAGTAAAGGAACGTGGAGTGTAGTTGAGTTCTTTTGCATGAGATACAACACTGTCGCGGAGCTGTGCTGTATCGAGGAACATCTCACTAGCTACCATGTTGGTGTAAAAACCGTTTAGGTATGTGTTATATGCCAGCAAATCCAGCAACACATTGATGTTCGATCCCTCGAAGTCAATGTCTTTGAATTGGGTGTTATTTTTGAGAAACGACTTTAGATTTGACTTCACTGACGTAAAGTCAAGTCCAACTAGGTCGATATTGGTATTCGCCATTTATCTGATCCTATCGAGAATTAGTTCGAGAGTTATAGGTTCTTGTTTATTTATGATTGAGAAAACGATAGTGACATAAACTGCCCCTGCATCGTAATCTCCACTAGCTGCGACGTCAATTACCCTTGCTCTAGGCTCATAGTTTTCGATTGTCGTTTTAATTAGATCTGCAACAACGCGTTCTGTTGCAGGAGTCAACTGCTCAAAGAGCATTGTGCGTACATCACAACCCAATGAGTAATTGAAGAAGCGCTCACCACGATTGGTAAGCACCAGACTTTTAATCGATTGTTTGATGGCGTTTTCGTTTGTGTATCTTACCAAATCTTTTTTGACTGGGTGAGAATCAAAATCTGTTAAGAAGTCCGAAAACAACTCAGGTTGTTTGCTTTGTAATGTGTCTTGTGTTGTTTGTCTGACGATTGCCATGTCAGTCTCCTATGATAACCGTGCCGGAACCAGATTGAATTGTGCCATTATCTGGACCATTCTTTTCTGTATCATCATCAAGTGTAGAATCCCCAATGCGTGCTGCACCCATTGTGCCGTTGTTCAGGTTGATGGTAGAGCCCTGAATAGTAATAGGTCCTTTGACGTCTAGGTTGTATGA